TTCGACCTCGAAGTCGCACGTGACAACCTCAAAGACAAAATTATCGAACTCAGCAACGGTTCTACCATTCGTATGGGTTCTCTTAGTACCGTTGATAGTACTGTTGGTCGATCATATGACTTAATCATATTTGACGAGGCTGCACTAGGCGAAGGCGGTGAAGCAGCCTTTAATGTTGCCCTGCGACCTACACTGGACAAGCCACAAGCTAAAGCTATTTTTATTAGTACCCCTCGTGGTCGTAATAACTGGTTTAGTCAATTTTGGCAGCGTGGCTTTGATCCCGGTTTCCCTGAGTGGATTAGCTTGCAAGCTGATTACACTGAAAATACCCGTATGGCTGAGTCGGATGTGCAAGAAGCTCGCAGATCTATGTCAAAAGCCGAGTTTGAACAAGAATACCTGGCCTCATTTACTGTGTTTGAGGGTCAGATTTACGCATTACGAGATGAAGACGTTACAGAAATTCCTGAAGACCTCCGTGGTGAGGCGTTTGCTGGGTGCGACCCTGGCTACCGAGATGCTACTGCTTATTGCGCTATCGTATACGATTGGAACCGCGATTGCTTTTATATTGTCGATGAATACTTAAAGTCGGAACAAACCACCGAGCAACACGCAACACAATTTCGTGAACTAAATGAAAAACATGGGGTTGAAGTAACTTTTATTGACTCGGCTGCTGCACAATTTGCTAGTGACCTTGCCTACTTATACAACATTTCAACTACCAAAGCCAAAAAAGATGTTTTACCTGGCATCGCGTATGTTCAGACCTTACTACAACAGGGTCGATTAAAGGTTGCACCACATTGTACAAACGTACGTGCCATGTTTGACCAGTATCGCTGGGATCAACGTGAGGGGCTCCAACGTGAACGACCCATGCATGACCAATATAGTCACATGGCTGATGCCGTCAGGTATGCACTGTATACTTACACGGTATAATGGTATAAAAAATTTGTGCATTGACTTTTAGTTGCTATTCTGCTATAATACTAGGTAATTGTGGTGTACTTTGTACCCCTTGGAGACAAAAATGGATAGAATTGCATACGAACAGATGATGAAAGCGGCTTTTGCCTCAGAGTTCTCGTTCTTTTTAAAAGCTGCTGGCTTTCATTGGAATGTTGAAGGCAACTTGTTCCAGCAGTATCATGAACTGTTTGGTAACATTTATGGCGAAGTATACGGGTCTATCGACACATTTGCAGAAGAATTACGCGCACTCAGAATTTATGCTCCTGCTAGTTTTGAAGTCTATGACGAGATTTCAGCAGTTGAGTGTCAAGAAAATGTGCCCAGTGCTATGCAAATGGCACAAGAACTGCTTGCTGATTCAGATTTAATGGCTGAGATTTTCCGTGCAGCTTATGTTGCTGCTGAAAGCATGGGCGACTATGGCTTGGCAAATTTCTTGGCTGATCGTCAAGATGCTCACCGCAAACATTCATGGATGTTACGTTCTACATTGAAGTAATGGCAAAGAATACAAACAAACGAATTCCTGTAAAGTGGGTTCGTGACCGGGCTAAAGCAGCCTATGAAAAGAAAGATTGCTGTCATGTCTGTGGTACTAACCAAGACTTAGAACTGCATCACCTACACTCAGTTACAATACTCCTAGATAAATGGTCTGAAGCCAAGGGTTACGATATTTCAACAGATGCCGGTATTTTAGCTGTGCGAGATGAGTTTATTGATGAGCACCGAGTAGAGTTATATGACCAAGTTTACACCCTTTGTAATCGTCATCATGTAGCGCTGCACAGTGTTTATGGTAAAGCTCCGCGCCCTGGCAGTGAACCCAAACAGGCTCACTGGATAGAAACGCAGCGTGCAAAACATACTGGTGATGTGGTGGAATCAGCGCCAATCCCTAAGAAAAGCTTTGGTAGTTTTTTCTCAGAGTTTATTTAAGGGAAAACTATGTCAAGATTTACAGATTGGATTGTTGAAAAACTTAATCCAGCACAAACTCGTATCGCTCAAGAAGCTGGTACACAAATCGGTTCAGAAAGCAAGATAACATATCAACAAGCTTTCCAGAAACTGGAGTCGGTTAATCGTTCGGTAAGTATGCTTGTTAATGCAGCTGGCTCACTTGATTACGACGTAAAAGATAAGATTGCAGAAGGCACTGTTGCTGGGATTCGTCAAAAGTCCCTTAACACGCTGCTTAACTTCCGCCCTAATCCTTATCAATCAACACAAGAATTTCGTCAATCAATCTTTACAGATTTGATCTTAGAAGGTAACGTGTTCATACACTTTGATGGTGTATTTATGTATCACTTACCAGCAAAAAACGTAGAAATTTTAACTGACACCAAAACGTTTATTCGTGGATACCGCTACAACGGTATGGTTGATTTTAAAGAAACAGAAGTTTTCCACTTCCGTGATTTGAATTCACAAAGTATATACAGAGGTGCGTCGCGCCTTGAAGCAGCCCAACGTTCCATTGCTACCTTATACGCAATGAAAGAGTTTCAAGAAAACTTCTTTGAAAATGGAGCTGTATTTGGTTTAGTACTAACTAGTGAAAATACATTATCACAAGTTGCAAAAGAAAAAACAATACAATACTGGTTACAAAAATATTCAACTAAACAAGGCGGCAAGCGTCCAGTTATTTTGGATAGTGGCCTGAAGCCTGCACAAGTATCTAATCAAAACTTCAAAGACATGGATTTTGATCTGTCGATCAAGACTCACAACGAATTAATTATGCAATGTATAGGTATTCCACCTATTTTATTGGCTGGTGGAAACAATGCTAACATCTCGCCTAATTTACGCTTATTCTATTTAGAAACAGTAATGCCAGTTGTTCGTAAGTTTACATCAAGCCTAGAACGATACTTTGGATATGACATTGAAGCAATTACTGCATCTGTGTCAGCACTACAACCAGAATTAAAAGATATTGCTGCTTACCATTCGACTTTAGTCAATGCAGGCATCATTACAGCTAATGAAGCAAGAAAAGAATTACGTTATGAACCACTTGATGGTAATGACGAAATAAGAATACCCGCCAACATTGCGGGTTCGGCTGCTGATCCGTCGAAAGGTGGTAGGCCCACAGATAATCAGCAATAAAGGGGTAATATGGTAGATAAAAGTAAAGTACTGTTTTTAAACAGTTCATTTATCAAGAGTACTGCCACCGACGGAAAAACAGCTAGTATAACAATCGAAGGGTACGCAAGTACTACGGATATTGATAGACAGGGCGACGTTGTTCCTGTAAGCGTTTGGGAAAAGGGTATTCAGAATTACTTGAAAAATCCAGTAATTTTAGCATACCATGACCATAGCGAACCAGTTGGTAGGATGGTAGAACATAGAATTGACGGCAAAGGGTTATGGATTAAAGCCAGAATCTCTTCAGCAGCCAGTGAGGTGTTCAATCTTGTAAAAGACGGCGTTTTAACGGCGTTTAGTATCGGATTCCGAATCGTAGATGCGGAGTACAACTCAGCTGCAGAGCTGTTTGTGGTAAAGGAATTGGAACTACATGAAATTTCAGTAGTATCAGTGCCAGCTAATCAAAATACACTATTTAGTCTTTCTAAGGCGTTTGATACAGCCGAAGAATTTAAATCTTTCAAAATGCAGTTTGCACCCAACAGCGAATCAGCTAAAGGGCTAGAATCCTCAACGGAAGCAAGCAGCGAAGTCAAAAAGGAAATGGAAATGGATCCAAAACAATTAGAACAAATGTTAGCTGATGCAGCTAGCAAAGCGGCTGAGCAAACTGCAAAAGCCATCGCCGAAACACAGGCAAAAGCATTGGCTGAAAAAGCTGCTGCTGACAAGGCTGAAGCCGAATTAGACGCACGCGTTAAAGCCGCTGTTGCCTCTATCTCTACTGGTGACACAGGTGCTGAGCGCTTGTTGGCCGAAGTTGAGAAGCGTTTGGAAAAAGCTGAAGAGTCCAGCAAATCAGTTATCGCTGGTTTAGAAGCTTCTTTGAAAGAAAAAGCTGCTGAAATCGAAGCAATCACAAAATCTAAAATGTCTTTCCAAGAAGCCAAAGACGGTATGTCTTATGCTGACAAAGAAAAGGCAGTTTTATTGTCTAAAATGGCTGGCAAGTCTATCGACGGCACAAAAGCTGGTCGCGAATTAGTGCAAAAATACGGTGCTCACGTGCCTTCCGCTACATGGGAACTCGAAGTTTCTTTGAACTTGGAATCTGAAGTTCGTCGTCGTTTAGTTGTTGCTCCAGTGTTCCGTAACATTGCTATGCAAACCAACGTGATGACCATTCCAGTCAATCCAGAAGCAGGAACTGCTACTTGGGTTACTAACGCTGAGTTTGGCGCCGTGCCTGCTG